TTCACATAACCCGGCAGCAACATCCATGAAAAACTGCTTCGCCTGCTTTTTCGCCTCAGCTTCGTAAAACTCCAGCGTGGCACCTTCAGTACGGTCAAGACTAATCGCCACATCTGGCAACAACAGCGACGCTTGCCCGTCACCTTCCGGCTTCACAGTAACAGTAACCTTATCCCCGTAATTATTTATCCCCTTAACAACCAGTTCATATTTTTTATTCATCACTTTACTCTCCCCGCGCCGCCTTACGCCGGTCCTCTCTGATTTTGAAATACAGGTTAGTCAGATATGTCAGCAGCCCAAACAGCAGACTCCCCAGCACGCCTATTGCCGCCCACTGAGACGGGGAAACCCTGTCCAGCAACTGCAGGAACCAGTAGCCCGTTCCCACCGCTGACGTGGTGTATGACACACCTGTTGTGATTTTTTCCATCTGGTACATACCCCGTCTCCCGCAATCCGGAAGCTCACAACAACAAGTGGGGCATCAGCTCACACCGACACCCCCTGCGCATGGTTACATCATCATTTCGCCGTCAGGCTGAGGCTCTTCACTACCGTCAGGCTGAGACCCGACGCCATCTGAAACAGTACTGTCATCCGCAATGCCTTCCGGCTCCGGAACCGCTGGTACGCCCAGCAGCTCATCCAGAATGGCATCCACTTCTGCATCAAGACGCGCCTCAAGGTTCTGGCGGAGTTTCTGTTTCAGTGCGCTCAGGACTTCTTCAGAGCGCAGGACTTCCTTCACTGCCTCAGCAGTGACCAGGGATGTGATTTCTGACATGGGATTTTCTCGTTGAAAGGTGTTGTCAAGAAAGTGACTACGGAATGAGCGGATCTTCGGGTTTGCTTCCGGCTGACTGACTGGCGCTGATTCTCTCAGCGGCCCTTTTATCAATCTGCCTGCGCCAGAAATCGCGCACTGCCCTGTACCCACCCGAAAGAAGATACATAACACAGACTGCCGTACAGAAGTACAGCATTAACTGGTTCAGAAATGTCATGGTTTCTCACCGTGATAGTTGACATGATTTACTTATTTTTGTAGAAAAATATCGCAAACTTCGGTGTCATCGTGGTCGTTTTACCAGCCGCCAGCATTCATGTAGTGGACACAGTTCATCCCTTTCCTTCATTGCTGGCGGCCTTTTTTTATCATGCCGCGGCATCCGCGTTGTTCACTTCCACCTTCACACTGTCAATCAGCAGCGTATATGTCGCCGCCTTTGATATGCCTGTCAGTTGCAGTTTGTCCGCCGCCCCTGATGCCGGAGATTTCACCAGTGTGAACGGCGTCCCCCGTTTCTCATCCAGTACCGGCGTCACCTGAATGCTGTTGTTTCCGGCAAACTCAAAAGCCAGTGTGTGCCATCCGTTATCAAAGACCCCGAACGTATCCAGCTTCGCATTCGGCTTCTTGTGGTGCATCGCGTTCAGGTTCGTCGCATCCGTCTGCAGGAAGAAGGACATCAGCATGTCGTTGCCTTCCTCTGCCAGCGTCACTCCCTCCGGCAGGGACGACAACTGCCAGTAAATGCCCAGGGCAAACTGATTCGGCACCAGTGAACCCGGCAACTTAAACCGTACGCTCACACGTCCTCCTTTCTTCAGCAACTCTGCCCCCTGCCCGGCTGCATCATGCTCCAGAAACCAGATGTGGTTTTCCGGTTTATTCAGTTGCAGGGCCTTACCTCCCGTAGCCCCCGCATCACTGACCACCGCTTCAGCAATGTTTTTGTTAACATTGTCTCCGCTCGCCGGTTTGTGATAATAGCGCCAGCCCTGTGATGCCAGGTCTTCGCCGGACGCCAGCAGACTCATCAGGGTTCGGTTACTGACCGGACCTTCCGGCTCTCTCTCCGTACCTTCACCGGAAGGTCCGGTGGGCTTCACCGTATCAGGCTGTTTTCCGGTAATGAATTCAGCGGTTCTCCCGGCATGCACAAGAATCGCCGTTGCCAGACGGTCGGAAATAATCCCACGACGTGCCCATGATCCAAAATGCGTTTTACGGTCAGCCGTCGTCCAGGTTTTGGCGTCCGTTCGACCACCGGCTCCGTAATACCCAATATCCGCAACATCCGGATCTTCTGACGGCTCGTTGGTACCCACATTTCGCCCGTTTTCATCCGTCATAAACGGCACAAAGAAGATTTTTTTTGCGGATTTCGTCTTATATGCACCATACACCGCATCGTATTGCGAAGAATAAGTCTGCTTCCAGTAGTAGGTCGTGTCGCCACAAATCCAGGGAACTGATGACGGAGAGCCCCCGAGACACTGACCTCCGAATTCCGACAGGTCAGAACGATATTTTTCCACCATGGAATCAAACAGCCCCGGCTGAGTGGCGTATGCACCCTGTTTCAAATCAAACTCGCCCTGCATCCAGACCACTGCAAGCAGAATATTTTTAGGGTTGGCCTTCAGTGCGGCCTGAGTACGGGTAAGCAGGTCCTTGTACAGTGGCTTATCTACACCCCAGCGTGCCGAGGTCTCGCTTGCGCCGGTGGATTCGCTGAAGGTACCTTCATCGCCCGCCAAAAATGCAGAACCACCACGGCAGCACGGAACCAGAAGAATACCGGCATTCGCCGGAATAAACGGCAACAATTTCTTCGCGATATGTAATCCCTGCCCCACGCATCCATACTGAGCTGCGCTGGCTTTCGGGTGTGAAAACTTACTCAAATCCTGAACATCATGCAGGCAGTGGTCCGCAGGAATAATGTCATTGTAGTTACAGGACGCACCACCCGGCGTGACAGTGCTGCGACGCGCCAGCTGTTTAATACGCGGGTCCGGACGGTCATATGTCTCCGGCAGCGGAAGCCCTTCACCATACGCCATACCGTTTGACTGCCCGGCCAGGGCAACAACAAAGTAATACTCCGGGTTGCTGGTAGTGCTGATAACTGCGCCTTCTCCATCCGACGGCTTCACCACCACAGGTGTGGTGACATCACCTTCCGCCGCAATGGCCTGCATCAGGGTATAAGGCGTGATGGCCACCGGACTGCCAAATGGCTGCCACCCCTCCTTCAGTTTTTGTGTCAGTCGTTTCGCAAGGTCTGACGGCGATGCCGCCCTGACCACGTCATAGTGTTTAAATGCCATGAATCCTCCCGGCCGGGATAATATTGTGAGTAAAATAAGGAGCGGGCTGAAGTCCGGAAGTTACAGGACAATGGCAGAAGAGAGACGACAGCCCGCAATTCGAAAAAGACCGCGCAGTTGCGCAGCCTTATGAATTCTGGTTAAAATCCATTCGATTATAAAAATGTATATCTCATGCTGTTGCCCGAACCCACTCGGGCTTTTTTTTGCCCACAAGAAAGCCCCTCCGGAGAGGGGCTAAAGCCGCGTATCTGTATCATCATGCACATGATGCCGGGTGCCTCCCGGTGAGTTCAGTATCAGCACCTGAACCCGCACAGAAAGGATAAGGGTCGGTGACAAAACACCAGTTGCTGATTGCCCCTCCGCACAGGGGGATTCACCATGCCAGTTTCTTTTAACAAACTCCCCGCAAAACAGACAACTGTCAACCGTCTGAATTGTGAGACATTTAAAAAAAAGCCCGCAAAAGCGAGCCGGGAAAAATAAGTCTGGCGCGTTGTACTGGATTCGAACCAGTGACCGATTGCTTAGAAGGCAATTGCTCTGTCCGGCTGAGCTAATAACGCAGGGTACAGATAATGGACCGCCATCGAGGACTCGAACCCCGCGCAACCAGCTTCGAAGGCTGGCGCTCTATCCTGATGAGCTAATGGCGGTATGTGATGGTGGCCCTTGCTGGATTTGAACCAGCGACCTGGCGATTATGAATCGCTCGCTCTCACCACTGAGCTAAAGGGCCGAGCCAAAAAATAATAATCAGATGAAAATCAATAATCAAGCCCTTGCCTGGATACATATCTGTCTGGCGGGAAGCCATAATAGCGGTGAAATACAGAAATAAAGTAGGACCTGCTTGAATAACCGCATTTTTCTGCTATAGCCTGTCCATATCCATGCCGGGAACATAACATATTTACAGCAACACGCATCCGCTCTTCCAGCAACAAGCGACTGAACATGCCCCCTTCATTTTTCAGTTTTGTCTTTAACAAACTCTCACTCATATGCAACTGTAGAGCAATCGCACCAAGCGTCCAGCTTGCTGATATATCTGTCTGAATTATCGCCCTGACTTTGGCACTTATGCTGGATAAACATCCACTTAAAAACAATGACATCCGTTCATCTGTTTCAAACAGAGACAGGCAGGCCATCATAAGAAACATATCCGTGGCCTCTCCGGAAAATCCCTGGCTGGTAATTAAAGCCGCAGCCAACGCAGGATTGTTGGGTTCCAGCAACAGGTAAAGCGGAATGTCAGTCAGACGAGTCCTCGTCAGCTTATGCTGACTTTCCAGATATTGACTTACGACGGATTCGCTTATATCGACAATTTTAACTTTGCCATAATGCATAAGGAAAAGCTCCCTGATGCATTTGGTGGCCAGAACAACTGAGCCTGGCTTAAGTGACAACGTATCCTTTTCAAGAAAAATATTAATTGGGGAGCAAACCATGATAACTGAACAGACAACAGCCATTATAATTTTACTTTCATTAGCAATTGGTTAGCTCAATTATAGCCCCAAAAGGTAAATTATCATCAACACATAAGCAAAGGACTGACAGGTGTCGCCCCCCCACCAGCCGCCCATTCACCACAAATAAAAAGCCTTCAGGACTGAAGGCGTCTGTAACAACCGCACTGATAGTCTGCCAGACCCGCCATAACAAGCTGGGTCAGTATTAACTGGCAGCGTTCGCGTGAAAGGTAAGTATTCTGCGCAATCTCCCCGACTGTCGCCGGTTCGGTAACGCTTAATTCATCAAACACAACTCTGGCGGTTTCTGTCATATCCTGCTGTTTCAGCATGTCTTTTTACCCTTTCCGGTTAACGTGACATACCAATAACTCTTGTCTAAAAAGCCAGCAAGATAAAAAGCCAGTATTCACGACCACCAGCGTGTTTACTGTACTGCACCAAGTTTACAGGTACAAAAAACCCGCTCAGTGGCGGGTTTAAGTTGTGTGGCGAAGTAACCACTCTTAACACACTAATAGCATTTTTGTTATAACACAAGTAGCTCATTCAGTATTTTTAGAATCTTGACTTTCTTAAGCACGGCGAACTCTGAATACCAAACATAAAATCAATTATCTTCCAGGCCGGATGCTATCAACGAAAGCCTCTCAAAAAACGCTGTAGCAGCCTTGTCCAAAGTTGAATAAGTACTGTATTCTCCGTGTTCGGGACCAACCACTACCCATGGTCGTCTTTTTGGGATTCGGGACTTCTCAGAAATCACTGTTCCAGATATACCAATATCAATTGTTACACCTGTTATTATTTTCTCTTCATCTCTTTCCCTGAACTCAATTGCCATAAATGCCGTTTTTTTTCGTTTCCCGTTTTTAAAAAAATCAAATAAAGCAAAGCGATGCTCATTAAAATCAACACCCCATCGTCCTTCAGGATAAAGGGCATGAAAGTTGTCATTTACGCTCTGCATCGTCTCATAAGCTTTAACTTCTAAATCTCCATAGTGCATAGATACCGCGCAGGAGTCACTGGGTAACTGTATTTTCCCAAGATTGAAAACCTTTACTGCTCCAGAACTATGGCATCTTGCCCGCAATTTATCCCCATTTATACTAATCGGAGAAATATTCCTTAATGTTCCGGGCTGGCTCCCTCCTAAGTAAACGACTGTTAAAGATTGCTTATTTTCAATTGCATCAACTAATACATGCTCTACATTTTTATCCATAATAACCTCCCAATGAACAGGTATCATCAGGAGGTTATAATAAAATATGATTATTTACTTTGATTGAATTTATTACTATATGTAACAATCAATTTCTAAAGATACCCCCAACATTGCCAGACAACCGTCAATAAACCCTTCAGCTTTCTGCAGTCTGATAACAACCTGATTAAGTGATATCCCCAGTTTTACCCCCAACACCCGTAATGTAACCCCATACACATAATACATTTCCAGTAATTCGTATTGATACGGTTCCTTTTTCTTAAGAACTGTCATCGCAGAGCTAATGATCAGGCCATCGTCATCGCTACATTGCGGGCGGGATTTTACTTTCGAAGGAATTAATCCCTTAAAACCTGCAGCAACAGATGACCATTCCACATCCTCGTGATTATTTGCCACCCATGCCCCCCAACGTTCAAGAACCATTTGAATATCACGCATCAACTTTCTCCACAAAATCAGGCCAGCACGCCTATTGCCAGCGCACGATCGATAAAACGAAATATCAGCTCCAGCTGGGAGCCATACTTCTCTTCAAATGCCACGGTATCCGCATGCAGCTCGTCGTGATGCTTTCTGCACAAAGGCAGCACGAAGAGGTCATGCGCTTTTGTACCCATTCCCCCCTGACCGTGGCCTATCAGGTGGTGGGGATCATCAGCAGGCTTTCCACAACATGCACACGGCTGCGTCTTAACCCAGCGCGTGTACTTTTCATTAACCCAGCGGCGACGTTTGGGGCGTAACATAAAAGACTCCGGCGACTCCGGATCCACTTTCAGCGCCAGCACCTTTTTCGCCTTATCCTGGATGATGCTGGTGGCAGGAACCGAAGGCACAAGGTCACTTTCCCGGGTGACAGACGGCACAACAGGCTTCGGTAATCTCAGTGCCTTACGGGCTGCACTTTCCGGTAAGGCATCCGCCAGATCATTACGAATCAGCCACCAGCACAGTTCCGGCATTGTCACAACGTGACTGTCATCAAAACCGAGATCCCGACGCACAACAGACAACACCCAGCGGGCACAGTTATCCGTTGCCATTGATTCCAGCCGTTCCGTGAACTGATCGCGCAGCTGGTTATCGCAGTGCCAGCACAGACGGATTGCGCCCGGAGCGTGTCGCATTGTGGTCATGTTCTCGCTGTGCCAGCCGGAATGAGGCCACTGGCAGCCTTTTTCACGAAGTAACCAGCTTTCAAGACATTCCACGCCACCAGCACGACGGATCACTGCCTCATGGCGGAACACGGCCCGAACGGCAGGATCATCCGCCAGCGGTTGTGATGCCGCCGGAACGGCACCACTGGCGAAAGATGAATAACGCTCCGGCTCAGGCTCCAGCAGGACACGCCCCTGCATAAACAGGGGCATCAGCTCTGAACCTGGCCTGAACAATACGATCCCCATACGCGGGGCAATTTCAGGGGTCAGTAGTGCTCTCACAGTCACCTCAATGAACGGTATCGAGCAGCTTTAACAGCTCAGGAAATCGGGATTCGAAGAAATGCGGCTGCGTCTCGCGCGGATTTGCAGGACTGGTGATGTTCTTGCCGAACATGCAGCCTTTCGCGGTCAGCGACCAGAATTTTTTGATGTTGTTAATCGCGGTACGGCTGTATCGTTCGCGTTGTTCAACGATCCCCAGCTTCGCCATCTGGTGATATGCCTGATTAGCCGTCAGGCGGATACCATACTGCTTCAGCAGTGCACTCAGCGACAGCGTAGGGCGGCTTGAACCATCTGGCGCATCAGCAGGTGCATCAATGGCATAGATCGGCATAAGTTCAGGAAGACCAGCTACCTTTGATAATTTCTGGTATGCACCAAGTTTCGAGGAGTTTGACAGATTTAGAGTCTTTGCTGCTGATTCAAGCAGAATGACCCCGGATTTAATTTTGTCGGATGTGGTTTCTTCTGGTGATGAATTATGAAGCGCATCAAAAGTACGTATCACTTTTAAGCTGAATGCCGGGCTGATCCACATTGCATATGCATAGACCAGCTCTTTACAGACATACGTCCCACCATTGCGCCCCTGAATGGTGATGACAGGAATACTACGGGAATCTCCCGTAGTTTCTTCTTCCAATAATTCCACAAGAGCCTTCGTTTCAGGACGACGCATAAACTCGTGAACTTCCAGCGAACGGGAGGAGCGATTCTCACCAGCGGCAAGAAGAGCAGCTTTCTGAAGGTCGTTAAGACAGTAGTTAGATTCGAAGTACTGGCGCACAGAAACGCCATCAATTACAAGCAACTGATTCATTGGTTTCTCCACAAATTTTTATCCACGAGCGGGACTGCACTCCCTTTTCGTTGATGCAGGATGAACTTACTGCGATTTTTAATAGTTATCAAGGATACACTGTTCATAAATACAGTATCTTTAACGAGGTAATACCCAAATTTAGGGTGTTGCTCAATTCCGTTACCGAGTTGCTAATTTGCAACTCGCTTTTTCGTACTTACTGATAGTGATCTCGACCTTCCCCTCCGGGATAACCGGTCCCCACTCCACCAGCATTCTTTTCACCTGACTGTCGTCTTCCCACACACCCGCGTGGGTCAGGGCGTCAAACAGCGCCTTGTTATAGTTGTCCAGATCGCGGATCCGGTTATCCGGAGGAAACAACACGATCTCCACTGAAGCAGGTGCCGACGTTGGTTTCGGCAGACGACGTAACTGCTCAACTATTGCTGCACACGCCGCGCTCTGGAATTTTCGCCCCGCCGCGCTTATCAGGCTCTTACCAGCAAACGCCCCTTTGTTGGGGTGTCGCCAGTACGTGTTCACGCTGGGCGGAAAAGGCAGTATTAGCTTCATACTTTCAGGCCCCTCTCATGTAACCAGTGGGTTGCACGCAGCCTTGCGTTTTCCTCACCGGCAAGCAGTGCGCGGATAATCCCGACCGCCTCGCTGTCGTCGTCCTTCATCGCAGTATGAAGCGTTATCCCCCGGGCCACGCCACGCTTTATCGTGATGACGCCTTTTTTCTCCAGTGCGCGAAGATGCTCCACCGCTGCATTCACCGAACGGTATCCCAGCATGGTTGCCACCTCCTGATTGGTTGGCGGGAAGCCACGTTCTTTCTGATAAGAAATCAGCATATCCAGCACCTGCTGCTGGCATTGAGTTAACGTCGTCATGCCGCCATCTCCCTGACCAGTTTTTCCGCCTGCTGGCGAACCTGCGCCAGAAACGCCTCACCACATGCCTCAAGTTCATCGCGCCCTATGTAGCTGATTGCCGGTCCCTTCCAGGTCTTGTCGAAAACAGCAATAGCACCAGCGAAGAAAGCACCTGTTGGCACCTGCTTTTCGTCTTTCGGGATAAACCAGGCAGGCAGTTCAAAACCAATACGCCCGCGAATAAAAGCAATATGATCTGCATCTTCCGGCCACCACACTTCGCTGGTGGCAGCTTTGATCAGGAAAACATAGCGCCCGCCTTTATCACGCATGGCACTGGCATGTTTCATGATGTAACGCATGCCGGTGATGTATTGCCCCTCATGCTGACTGGCGCGGCTGTACGGGGGATTACCAAAGGCAGCACCTTTAAGCTCCGCAAGACGTTCAGACCAGTCATGCGCCAGCGCGTTGTCTTCCGCAGTGTAATACGCAGCACATTTGGCGTTATCACCGTCAGTGAACAGATCCAGAACAAACGGGCCAAACAGGGTGTTAATTCCCCAGAAAATGTTGTCCGGCGTGCGCCACTGATCGCCCACTTCCTTCAGTTCATGGGCTGGTTTGTTCCGCAGTTCCACCAGCGCCTGGCAATATTTATTACTCATTAAGCCCCCACGAAATTCCCTGACAGATACCACTCTTCACCCGATGCAGCGCGCTTGCTGCTTTTCCGTAAGCACCGCTCACGACGTGCCAGAAAATTGTTTCGTTCTGGCTGGGAGTGGCTTTCACGGAATGCCGCCATCCACACCGTTGCAGCACGACGGTATAAGCCCCTGGACTCCAGTTCTTCAGCCTGGCGGGTCAGGCACAAAATCACACGGGGATCGTTAGTGCCGACATAGAAATTGCGCACAGGTCTGGTTTCACGAACTGGTTGTGGTTCCGGATCCTGCGCTCTCTCAGTCAGGCGTGGGAAATGTCTGCGTGTATCTCCTTCACAACGGTGAGCCACACGCCCACTCTGACGTAACTTGCTTGCTGACTGCAGAACGCGCTGCCGTGAGTAACCAGCAAAAGCATCCGCAATGTCTCCGGAAGTACAGCCCGGATGGGCTTCAATGAATTTCTGAACTTCATTCAAAAGACTCATGATCACCCCCTGAATCCTTCCGGGATCTGGCTGTAGTCCACGTTGTCGTAACTGGCTTTGAAGTACGGGTCCTCGCGTCTGACTGCAGATACCGCAGGAACTTCCCAGGATTCTTCGAAATGACGATCCGGGCCAAAGAACGTGACAGCCTGTTTCACAAATTGTGTGCCGCTGTTACCCATCGCAGATACCCAGCCCGCGTAGCGTTTCACACCTTCCAGCATGGTTTCGGGGTTTACCCCCTCATTCAAACGGGCTTTCCAGGCTTTGAAGGCTGCAGATTTTGAATTGCCACCAGCACGTTTTGGATAGACCAGCCATGCCTGCTCAAACTCCGGAGAGTATTCCGGTCGGTTTGAACGAACTCGCACAGACTCATCAGCAGATGCACCAACAGCTATTGGTTCATTGACTGGTTCTTTGACTGGTTCAAAAGAGTGACTGGTTCTGGGTGAATCTCCTGCACTACCCCCTGGTGCAACTCCTGCACTACCTGGTGAATTTGCTGCACCAGATAGTGAATTATTTGCACTACCCCCTAGTGAATCTCCTGCACCATCAAGATGAAGGAGATAGATATTACTTGAGTTACCTTTTTCACCTTTCCGGGTGACTTTTTTTACCAGCCCGGACTCACAAAGGGCCGCAATATGATTCATCACAGAACGTTTGCTAATCTCGCACTGGTCAGCAATATGCTGGTAGCTGGGCCAGCACTCACCCTGATCGCTGGCATTATCAGCCAGCTTAATCAGAACCAGTTTTCGCAATGGATTTCCCACTCGAATTTTCATCGCTTTAACCATCAACTCCATACTCATGCAGCACCTCCGAGATGCTTCATGTTTTTTCCGGAGCGAAAGGCTATAAGCGGCATACTGACGCGGTAATTACGGCCCAGCGGTTCACAAATCACCTTCTGACATTCACGGTCAACCAGGCTAACACGTAGAACATGCCCTGCAGGCGTGGTGTACCACTGACCCGGACGAGGACAACGGAAAGTATGATTGGTAAACCGTTTGAAAATATTCCGGATCATTTACGCCCCCTTACCTCTGAAGGGTTCAGCGACAAATTTATGAGACTGGCCAGTAGCGCCGCGTCGTTGATGCGGTCATACAGACTTACAGCCAGCGGGGATTCGGCTTTTGCCAACATGGGATAAAGCTGCTGCAGCCAGACCTTGTGGATTACCGACAGGTGGGAGTAAAGCACGCTGGCGTTATCTGCGGCATCGCTCAGCGTGGATGGCTTTGAAAGCAGTTTTTCCATCTGGTTAAAGGCATTGATGTATGCCTCTTTGAACCGGGCAGCACGTTTACCCGTGAAACCCATAGCAAGAAACGCAAAACCGTCTCGTGTGATTTGATAGCAAAGGAGCTTGCGTGTACCACCGTTCGGTTGATTTACCGAAATCGATGTCTCCGCAAAATTGCGGGCACAAAACTCAGGGGAACAATCCAGAGTGCGGATCTTTTTCAGCACATCGTCGTGACGCTTGGAGAAGAAGTTGGCAACAGCCAAAGAAGTGGTAACGGCCTGGCCGTTGTCAATGGTGATTTCAGGTTGAGTGAGGGCTGGGATCGTAGCCATGATGGCAGCCTCCGTTGACAGTGAAAAACTTCCACCACCGGAAACGCCAATTTCACTGGTGGTGAACTGGACGGGGTTGGCGTAACCGGCGTCAACGGAGACCGGCGCACCTTTCGGTGCCCCCGCCCAGCCCACCATAATCTGGATGTGAGCAAATGCGGACGATAAAAAAGACGCTGGCGCGTCATACATCGCCGTTGACAATTTCAGGACGCCAATCCCGGCACCCGCTTTATAAGGTGCCTGAACAGTGTAACGTCCCGGAATTGCAGAATCAATATGCTGGTGGCGATTGGTAAACAGTTTGAAAATATTCCGGATCATTTACGCCCCCTTACCTCTGAAGGATTCAGCGACAAATTTATGAGGCAGGCCAGCGCCGAAGCATCATTAATATAGTCATACAAGCTAACAGCCAGCGGAGATTCGGCTTTTGCCAACATAGGATAAAGCTGCTGCAGCCAGACCTGATGAATTGATGAAATGTAGGAATAGAGAACGCTGGCGTTATGTGCAACGTCGCTCAGTACAGAGGGATTTGAAAGCTGTTTCTCCATCTGGTTAAAGGCATTGATGTATGCCTCTTTGAACCGGGCAGCACGTTTCCCCGTGAAGCCCATGGCAAGAAACGCAAAACCGTCGCGGGTGATTTGGTAACAAGGGAGTTTGCGGCCTGTGCAATCGGTGTAATCACTGGGCTGAAAATTCAGCTCAGTGAATTCAACAGAGCACTCAAGCGTCTGGATTTTTTGAATAACGTTTTTGTGCTGCTTGCAGAAATATTCGGCAACGGCCAAAGAAGAGGTAACAGCCTTCCCATGGATAACATCAATTTTAGGGTGAGTTTGGGTAGGGGTGGTTGCCATAGTGACATCCTCATGTGCGAATTTTGAAAACTCACCACATGGGACGCCAATCACAGAGGTGGTGAGACGTACAGGGTTGGCGTAACCGGTCGCACATGACCCCGGCGCATCTTTCGATGCCCCTGCACGCCCCACCATAATTTGGATGTGAGGAAACGTGCGCAAAAAAACCGCTGAAGCGCGGTTATGCGCATGTGCGAATTTCAGGACGCCAATCCCGGCACCCGCTTTATAAGGTGCCTGAACAGTGTAACGTCCCGGAATTGCAGAATCAATATGCTGGTGGTCCTTCACACTCAACAAAATCACGCCTGAATTTCCACAAAGGACTAAAGCACTCATGCGGGTAGTCTTTGCGAAGATAGATAACGCGCTGTGTTTCTGGCTCCCAACGAATAACATGGACATAAAGCCCTCTTCCGTCACGAAACCAGCGGTTAAGTTCCTGCACAACTCGCCCCCCACAGTCAGGTAAAGTTCTCTGTGGTTACTTACAGCCAGGTGATTTGGTAATCTGCATTCATGCCGTAACAACAGGTGTTCAGCGACGCTGACCACCAGCTGTTGCGACAAACGGTTATTTGCCGTTAAACTATTCATGCGTTAGTTTCTCCACAACCAGAAGCAATCGACGCCACGACGCCCGGAGCTGCACACTCGCGGGCGTTACTCTTTTCTGGAGCGCAGAAGATTTTGTAGACCAGTGCTGCATGCTCCTGGAGCTTCGAAATTGAAAGATACAGTTCGTCGTTAATTGCTGTCTTCTCATGCGGTTCCACTACACCGTCTTCGATTGCTGAACGAATCTGTCTGGAATAACTGCCGATCTGTTCAATGACTTCCAGCAGGCGCTGGTTTATATCGGCGTTCTCTACTGCCTCAATTTCAGGAAGCGATACGAACACCCCACCAGCAGACTGTGCGACAGCATCCGCAATGTAGTGAGTGCCAGCCGCACGCTGTAAAACCATTGCCCATCCCAGCGGGAAAATCTGATCGCCATCTGCACGAAGGCGGTTGAATAATGCGTTCTCTGTTACATCCAGCCACTCAGCAGCTTCAGCGTAACCCCCCGGCAACGCCGCGATAGTTTTTCTGACAGCTTTCACGTACCACTCAGGCTGTTTTTCCACTTTCCAGTGATGATTACCCACGGCTTACCTCCTGTTCCTGTGGTTTAAACCCATTCTGGTTTTGGCTAGATTGAAAACGTGCCGGATAAAGAATCTGCATTTCGCTGATTTCACCCTTAAAAAAATTGGCCAGACGTTCTGCAAGATCGATAGATGGAATTTGTTCCAGTCTTTCAATACGACTCAGCGTCGCTGGATTGACCTGAACGCCCGCAGCAACATGCTGCAAAGTAAATCCGTGCGCCTTACGCACATTCCGTAATGGTGATTGCATATAACCTCCACATATTGCGTGATGAGCATATTATTTCACGCAAATATTTTGCGCAAGTTGATTTGCTTAACGCGCAATAAAGAAATGTAATAAACGCATGAACATAGGAAACCGAGTCAGACAACTTCGCCAGGCGAAGAACATGAAAATCGCCGATCTCGCTGAAGCAATAGGAGTGGATGCGGCGAATATCTCACGCCTGGAAACAGGTAAGCAGAAACAATTCACTGAACAAGCCCTGAGTAATATTGCCAGGAGCTTAGGTGTTGATATCGCTGATCTCTTTACCTCAGACGTCAAAAGTAATACTGTATGTAAAAACAGTATTGGTGAGGATGTTGCGCAGGTGAAGGATGTATTCCGTATTGAAATGCTGGATGTCAGTGCCAGTGCGGGAAATGGCCTTATCCAGGGCGGTGATGTCATTGATGTGATTCATGCCATTGAATACAGAACTGATAATGCTGTATCGATGTTTGGCGGACGGCCAGCCAATCACATTAAAGTTATCAACGTTCGTGGGGACAGTATGTGTCCAACCATTGAGCCAGGAGATCTCATCTTCGTTGATATCAGTATCAATCAGTTTGATGGGGATGGTATATATGTATTTGGTTTTGATGATAAAATTTACGTCAAACGACTGCAAATGATACCTGATAAACTGCTGGTAATTTCTGATAATCAGATTTACCGCGAATGGGGAATTACCAGCGAAAACGAACATCGGTTTATGGTCTTTGGAAAGGTCTTAATCAGTCAGTCACAAACCCTTAAGCGACACAATTAACCCCTACCTCAACATCAATTAGCCACCAGAAGGTGGCTTTTCATTACCCACCAAATTGCATATCTCGCAATAAAAACACTTGCATAATGCGCAACTTCATTTTATCTTTCTTTCCAGACATACAAACAAGGTACTAACAAAATTTGGTTGTAACACGGCGTATGGCACATGCGTCGTTAGCGGTCTGGTGACGTTAAAGGGGACAATCCACTCCTTGCTCGGGCAAACAAACCAGGTAGCCGGAATGTGCAAGTCAATGATGATGCTGATAAGACGCCTAACCAGCGTGGCGATCCGGTTTGACGCCTGGGAAGAGACCAGGGTGCAACGATGAGGGCATTTATGGAACCGCGACAAAGTGTGGTGCCGTAACTGGCTAAGTGCTCTCAGCGTTGTGGTAATCCGCGAAATGGCGCGGCGGTAAGTATGGCGGGGTTACTCTTTCCCCGTTGAGGACACCGGATTGTCAGGTTGACCATACGCCTGAGTGACAACCCCACCACAACAGCCACTGCTTTGGCGGTACCAGTTTGTACCCTTGCTTCCGGCTGGTACCGCTCTTTTTACAAAACAGAGAAGAGCATCACCGGACGACGGGCTCATAACCCAATCCATCCGGGCGGCTGTCACCGCAGGTGTTCTTCTCTGTTTTGTGGAGAAACCAACCGACCTTGCAGGGTCGGTATGATGAGGAGCAGCAAAATGGCTAGCGTACGCAGTACTGATGTGCAGGTATTTATCGTAGAACTGGACGGCGGCGTATTTGAAACCAAACTCGGCGCAGTTCTCAGTGAAGTCGCTTCCGGTGTGATGAACACGAAAAACAAAGGTAAAGTCTCGGTCAATCTGGACATCGAACCGTTTGATGAGAACCGTGTGAAAATCAAACACAAACTCTCATATGTTCGCCCGACTAACCGCGGGAAAATCTCCGAAGAAGACACCACCGAAACGCCGATGTATGTCAATCGAGGTGGTCGCCTGACTATTCTGCAGGAAGACCAGGGACAATTACTGACTCTTGCCGGTGAACCTGACGGAAAACTCCGCGCAGCAGGTCGTTAATATCGTTCGTAATAAACTGATTATTTATCTCATCACTGAATATCTTTATATAGTGAGGACTTATTATGTCTCAGAACTTAGACGCAACCGCAATTAATCAAATCCATGCCCTTATTTCTGCTCAGGGTGTTAATGAAATTATCAGTAAGATTGGTGCCGATGCTGTGGCATTGCCTGAGAATTTCCGCATTCATGATCTGGAAAAATTTAATTTAAATCGCTTCCGTTTCCGTGGTGCACTTTCCACTGCCAGCATCGATGATTTTACCCGTTATTCTAAAGATCTTGCAGATGAAGGCACCCGCTGCTTTATCGATGCCGATAATATGCGTGCCGTCAGTGTGCTTAACCTGGGTACTATTGATGAGCCAGGTCACGCAGATAACACTGCCACTCTCAAACTGAAAAAGACAGCACCGTTCTCTGCTCTGTTGTCTGTTAACGGCGAGCGTAACTCCCAGAAGTCACTGGCAGAATGGATCGAAGACTGGGCCGACTACCTTGTGGGCTTTGATGCTAATGGTGACGCTATTCAGGCAACAAAAGCGGCTGCGGCAGTCCGTAAAATCACGATTGAAGCAAACCAGACCGCTGATTTTGAAGATAATGACTTCAGCGGCAAACGCTCCCTGATGGAGTCTGTCGAAGCGAAGACCAAAGACATTATGCCAGTGGCATTTGAATTTAAATGCGTTCCGTTTGAAGGTCTGAAAGAACGTCCGTTTAAATTACGCCTCAGCATTATCACTGGCGATCGTCCTGTACTGGTTCTGCGCATTATTCAGCTGGAAGCGGTGCAGGAAGAAATGGCTAACGAATTTCGTGATCTGCTTGTTGAGAAATTCAAAGACAGCAAAGTAGAAACCTTTATTGGTACTTTCACCGCCTGATTTCATTACTGCAAATGCCCCTGCGGGGGCATTTATGGAAACGTAATTAACTCAATAATCACCGGATGGTGAGGGCTTCCTTTTACCAGAATTCAGCGCGGTGCAGTGCATATACGTGGAGAACAAAATGTCATTTATTAAAACTTTTTCCGGGAAGCATTTTTATTATGACAAGATAAATAAAGACGACATCGATATTAACGATATCGCGGTTTCCCTTTCAAATATCTGTCGCTTTGCCGGTCATCTTTCGCACTTCTACAGCGTCGCCCAACATGCGGTTCTTTGCAGCCAGCTGGTGCCGCAGGAATTTGCTTTTGAAGCGTTAATGCATGATGCAACAGAAGCGTATTGCCAGGACATTCCCGCACCACTGAAACGCCTTCTTCCTGACTATAAACGGATGGAAGAAAAAATAGACGCCGTAATCCGTGAGAAATACGGGTTACCCCCAGTTATGAGTACACCCGTGAAATATGCCGATCTCATCATGCTGGCAACCGAACGCCGCGATCTCGGGCTTGATGATGGCTCTTTCTGGCCTGTACTGGAAGGCATCCCGGCAACAGAGATGTTCAACGTGATTCCACTGGCACCGGGTCATGCCTACGGGATGTTTATGGAACGTTTTAACGATTTATCGGAGTTACGCAAATGCGCATGAATGTTTTCGAAATGGAAGGGTTTCTTCGCGGGAAATGTGTACCGCGAGATCTGAAAGTGAATGAAACAAATGCTGAGTACCTGTTACGTAAATTCGACGCGCTTGAAGCTAAATGTGCGGCACTGGAAAACAAAATAATACCAGTGTCAGCTGAACTGCCACCAGCAAATGAAAGTGTTCTGTTATTTGATGCTAACGGAGAAGGCTGGCTAATTGGCTGGCGTTCTCTCTGGTACACCTGGGGACAAAAAGAAACCGGAGAATGGCTGTGGACATTTCAGGTCGGGGACCTTGAAAACGTCAATATCACTCACTGGGCAGTAATGCCGAAAGCACCGAAGAATAAAAAATGAGCGTGATAAAAACTCATACAGGAATTGTTATCACCCGAGACGGTCCGCAGGTAAAAAAACTGCACCAGACAAAGCGGATGTGGGTCGTCGGAAAAAACGAGTTTTACCACAAAGAAACCGGACGCCGCCACTTTGCAGAAAATACTCGCCGCCGACTGCTGATCGATACCATCAAGCCTATCGAGGTGAAGCATGTTTAAACAGAACGAAAAATCTATCGCTCAAATTGCTGAGTATATCCCGCGTGCGTGCCGGGATATGCAGTTGCAGGAAGCCAAAGCACGCCTGGAGAAAAAAATTGCGCTCTATATCGATGACGGCTGTGATGCCGCCGTTCTTAACGCGGCGTTCGCGCCAGCTCTTAACAGTCATACGCGAAAGTCTTTTTTTTCGTGCATCGCAGCGCAGATCCGTAAAGGAGGCAACCAGTGAGCAACATTAACTATCAGGTACTGCGTGAAAAGGCAGAGAAAGCAACTAAAGGAAGCTACATCGTAGGGCATACATCTGTTAACCAACACGGCAATTTAACAGGAGTTTTTGTTTGTCAAAAATGGAAAGGAGAACCCGGTGGCGTAATTGCAGAATGTCACGTTAACTGCCTGGTTGAAACAGATGCTCAGGCTTATGCAAACGCTGAATTCATAGCAGAGGCTAACCCGGCTACCGTGCTGGCACTGCTGGATGAACAGGAAAGAAACCAGCAATACATCAAACGCCGCGACCAGGAGAACGAGGATATTGCGCTAACGGTAGGGAAGCTGCGCGTTGAGCTTGAGGAGACAAAATCAAAACTCAACGAGCAGCGCGAGTATTATGAGGGAGTTATCTCTGATGGGTGCAAGCGTATTGCTGAACTGGAAGCGCGGGAAGTTCAATTACCGACTCGCTACGACCTTCGATATGGACACCCCATAAATGCAGATGAGCGACAAGTCATGATACCTAAAGAAAATGGCAGTTGGCTTTACCTGATTGACCTAGAACACGCATTACGCGTCGCTGACATTCGCATCAAAGGAGAGTGATATGGCGTTAACACACCACGAACTCTGTCAGATTGCGTACAAGTTCCTTAAGCGCAACGGGTTCAAGGTTTGCTTTCATGACCGCTTTGTTGCTGTAACCAGTACCGGAGAACAGCCAGATGCTATGGGATTCAGAAATTCAGCATCATGCCTGATAGAGGCGAAGTGTTCTCGTGCTGACTTGTTGGCAGATAGAAAAAAGCGTTTCCGTAAAAATCCCTCACTTGGCATGGGCGACTGGCGATTCTTTATTAGTGAGCCGGAAATTATTTCAGTTGAGGATTTACCTCCCGGCTGGGGATTACTTCACGTTGTTAACGGAAGAGTACGGAAAGTACATGGATGGCCCAGGGGTAATTGCTGTTGGGGTAATCCTGACGATAAGCCATTTACCGGGAATAAGCAGGTTGAATGCGATTACATGTTATCTGCATTAAGGCGCATGGAGTTGAGAGGGCACCTTAATGAAATATATGACGGTGTAATTGTTAATAAGAAAGAAGGAAACGCGGCATGATCACTATTACCAAAGAGCGACTGCTGACAATCAAGCAGTGGCGCGAAACATACGGACCGGGTAGCAACGTTGTACTGCCAGCAGAAGAAGCGGAAGAACTGGCACGAATTGCTCTGGCATCGCTGGAAGCAGAGCCGATAGGTTTCCGTTGCAGGCGCAATGATAACCTTGGTGATTGGAGTTACGTATATCATCGAGAGCCAGATGATTTTGAGCGCAAACATTTAGTGATAGAGGGCATTTACGCCGCCCCTCCAGCGCCGGTAGTGCCGGAAGAAATGTATTGGCAGGATGCGCCAGTTGAAGGCAGCAGCAAAGCGGCTGCATACGCTACAGGCTGGAACGATTGCCGCGAAGCCATGCTTCAGTCCGGAAACTTTCGGGAAAATAAAGATTCGTCAACCAATAATTTTCGGAAAATCCCGGAAGCGTCAACCAGCTCTCCGGTAACTCCGGATGGTTGGATAAGCTGTAGTGAGCGAATGCCGGACGACAGGCAGGAGGTGAATCAATGAGCTGGCCTGATGCAATCGTAACTCTGGGGGTGGTATTCGCAGCAGCGTTTGTTGTGTTCTCGATTTGTCGATGGGGATAACCACATGTTCGCTTTGATTCAACGCGGTCAGATATACACGGACAGAGCCGGATACCCCGTGGTGATTACTCGCATCACTGAGCACTCAGTGTTCTTTCGACGGATGGACGGACGATCCGGGCGGGTACGCATTGGTGAGTTAAACTGCCTGTTCGAACATATTGACCACCAGGAGTACCGCAAAATTCTCGCGGACACTGAGCAGGAAAAGCACCTGAAAAAATTACGAGCCATAAAAAGGAAGTAAAGAATGAATAAAGCATTTGAACGATGGGTCCACCAGCGTTACGGCAATCGCTATGACCTGACGCGAGATGTTGACGGCTTCTACTGTCGTGAAGTTGTGAAGCGAATGTTTGACGTGTGGTGCCACTGCCGTGGATGAAAATTTTATGAGGTTGGCATGCAGACAATCATCTATCAGATAACCCCCAGCAAATGGTGTACGGAGAGAGTCCTCATTGCATCAACAGGGCTAAAGCCTGGCACCATTGAGCGGGCAAGAAGAAAGTCATGGATGCAGGGAAAAGAATACCGCCATTACGCTGTAGAAGGTGATCCGAGGCACTACAGTGAATGCCTGTACAACATCGAAGAAATTATGCGATGGATCGAAAACCAGAAACAACCAGGTGCCAAAAATGCAAGTTCCGGTTAACCTGTTAATGCTCCTGGACGTCTGGGAGGTTTAATGAGTAACGCATCATACCCGACAGGCGTTGAAAACCATGGAGGATCACTCCGTATATGGTTTCACTATAATGGCAAACGTGTCAGAGAAAACCTCGGTGTTCCTGACACAGCCAAAAACCGGAAGATCGCTGGTGAACTTCGCACTTCCGTTTGTTTTGCAATCAGAATGGGGAGTTTCGACTACTCCGCGCAGTTCCCTAATTCCCCTAACCTGAAACACTTTGGTCTGGGAAAAAGAGAGATAACCGTTAAGGCACTTTCGGAAAAATGGTTGGACCTTAAGAAAATTGAGATTTGTGCGAATGCACTTAACCGTTACCAGTCAGTAATTAAAAACATGTTACCAATGTTAGGTGAAAAAAAACTGGTTTCATCCATAACAAAAGAGGATTTACTTTTCGTAAGGAGAGATTTGTTGACCGGTTACCAAAAACTTTCTAATGGAAAGACTTCTTCCATAAAAGGGCGCTCAGTGGTCACGGTAAACTACTATATGACAACCATAGCTGGAATGTTTCAATTTGCAACAGATAATGGTTATACCTCAGGAAACCCATTTAACGGTCTGGCTCCCTTAAAAAAGTCCAAGGTAAAACCAGATCCTCTCACCCGTGACGAATTTATTCGTTTTATTGAGGCTTGCCGTCATCAACAAACAAAAAACCTGTGGATTCTCGCTGTATACACGGGTATTCGTCACGGGGAGCTGGTATCGCTGGCATGGGAAGATATAGATCTTAAAGCAAGGACTATAACCATCCGTAGGAATTATACAAAACTTGGCGAATTCACTCCACCAAAAACCGATGCTGGCACCGGAAGGACAATTCATCTGGTTCAACCAGCTATTGATGCTCTTAAAAGTCAGGCGGAAATGACCATGCTTGGAAAGCAACATTCTGTAGAGGTAAAGCAGAGGGAATATGGGAGAAGTACTGTGCATAAATGCACTTTTGTTTTTAGTCCTCAGGTAATAAAACAGCGGCAGTTTTCCGGACCGCACTATAAGGTTGACTCCATCAGGGAGTCATGGACAAGTATCTTAAAACACGCAGGTCTGAGACACAGAAAATCGTACCAATCCAGGCATACTTATGCATGCTGGTCACTTGCCGCTGGAGCTAATCCTAGTTTTATCGCAAGCCAGATGGGCCACACAAACGCACAAATGGTATTCAATGTTTACGGAGCATGGATGAAAGACAACAATCACGAACAGATAGAACTCCTTAACAAAAGACTATCTGAAAGTGTCCCATGTATGCCCCATAAGAAAGTGGGGTAA